CGTTCTTTGCGACGTTGTCTAGTGGCGTGTCGTCGACTTGCGTCCAATCTGTTTCGGTCAGCTTTGCGTTTCGTTCGCTGCGCACCTGCTTGGCCTTTTGCGCCTCAATTTCCGCTTGTTCCTCGGCCGTGAACTTCCGCCACTGTTTTGTTTCGATGACTTCGGTTTCCGTAATCGTGAACGTCGAACCAACAAATTTCTCGTCAACGATCCCTTCCTCAATGCGAGATGGCAGCCAGCCAAGCGGCCGCAAATCATGATCCGATAGCCAATTAAGACCGGAGATGTTTCGCCACGATCTAGGAAGACCGCGTGGACCGTCGACGATGGCATTGTTTTCGACGAGGCAGTAGTTCATTTGTTAAAAGTCGCGACAGCTTTTGCGAGTTCCTCCATAGGATGCGTCCACTGACCAAACTGGACCTGCCGGAAAAGCCTCATTGAATTGTAGTAAAGCGTGCTAGGGCCAGGCATGGCGTAGAGGTAGTAGCCCATGACTGGGATTACGACCCAAGTCGGCACGCCCATTGCAGCGGACAGGTGCGAGACGGACGTGCAAGAGCTGATGACTAGGTCACAGGATGCGACCGCCTTTTGCGTGTCGTGCCACGTTTCAAGCGGAACAGGTGCGACCCAGTGCGGCTTAACTTCTAGGTCGGCGTCACGCTGGAGACTGATATATTCGACATCCGCTCGCTTTACTGCATCAAAAAACGGGTCGGCTGGGAACAGCTTGTGGTGCTGAGCCTCGAACTGCTTGTTGCCAGACCAGCGCAGACCAATGCGGATCTTGCCTGCCTCTGGCTGAACTGGCCGGCTGATGTATGGCGCTCCACTTAGGCCAGACAAACCAAGGCCAAGATAGAGCGGCGCCGACATAGCCGGCATCCAATAGTCGTGGTAGACCCCATATTCTGCCCCATGCTGGACAACGGCTGCCACGTCGGGCTGCTTTTGTAGGAGGCTGACCAAAGGACCGCTGCACGAAACAATCACCCGACATGCTCGCCTGCTCAGATCGCCAGCGTAGCGAACCTGATGGATCTGATCGCCTAAACCTCCTTCTAGTTGTAGCAACACCGTCCCTTGGCTCTTGCCGTCCCATTCGGGTTGCGGAGTCTTGGGTGGAGCATCACCAACAATCTTCACCTTCCTGCCGCGTTGAAGCAGTTTGTAGCCTTCTTCGATTCTGCCCTCACGCAGAGCATACCATCCTCGGTTGAAGGCAGCGCGATGATCGTTCGGACGTTTGACCTCTAGCTCTGCCCCAATTCGCTTTGCTTCCTCAAAATTGCCCATGATGGAAGCACTCAGCTGGAGGTCCAGCGCATCAATCTCTGGTACTGTGCGCGGTTTTTCTAGCCAAAACTCAGGCTGGCAAAATTCGTTGTGATGATGCCCCAAAACCTCCCGCGGCGACTGATTGTGCTGCCGTCCTAGCTTCGGCTTGATGTCGTGCAGACCAGCTACACCGTGCAGCCCCTCGTCGTCCTCCTTTACGGTAGATCCATCAATGCGATCAAAGTCGTAGTCGAACGGATCAAGGCCAAGGAAATCGTGAATGCGCTGAAGTTGTGCGCGCGGGTCAGCCAGCAGGTCTTCGTACTCTACAAAAAGGAAGCATTCTGGGTCGGCTTGGAAGCCAGCCTGCAACACCTGATAGGACGATTTTAGGTGCGCCGTAAGTCCTGACTGCTGGATAAAGTCGTCTAGGTTTTCTGGCTTTGCTACGCGGACGAACGATGCCATGCAGTCTGGCACGCTGCGAACCGTGGCGATGATGCGCGGCTTGTGGCCTAGCACTTGAGCCATTGAAGATACAACCACCGGAAGCGGCCAGTTGCGCGCCTTATCAATCACAATCGGCTTTGACGTAATCTCGTCATAGTAGCCGTGAATCAAGCCACGCATTGCGTTGGCTAACTTCTTTCGGTCGCGGTCGTTCTTTTCTAGCAGCGGCTCACGATGCCACGTTGTCGCCAACGCATCAAGCGCAGCACCAAGACCAGAAGTAGTTGAAACGTGCGTCTGCGGATTCTGATTGAGAATCGCCGCAAGCACCGTTGATCCAGAGCGCGGAAGGCCAGACAAGAAGTGCAGCTTCTTGGTCGAGTTGTTGTTCACTTGATATTTTTAGTAACCTCTACCGTAAAGTAAAGACTTTTTTCTATTCTTCCGTAGTGGCTATGGTAAAGTTATTGGCACCAGCAATGTTGTTCCAAGTCGTTAATGATCCTACTTGTACAGGAGATGAACGATTGGTTGTGTCTCCTAGTCCAAGTTGGCCGGAGTTGTTACGTCCCCAAGTCCATAACGTTCCGTCTGTTTTAGTGGCTATGGTGTGGCTGCTGCCACCCGCGATCTTATCCCACGTCGTTAATGAGCCAACTTGAACAGGTGATGAACGATAAGTTGTGTCATTTAGCCCGAGTCTCCCATTGTAATTACCTCCCCAAGTCCACAATGTTCCATTTGTCTTAGTGGCTATGGTGTGGTAGTTGCCACCCGCAACTTTGCTCCATGTCGTTAACGCCCCAACTTGTACAGGAGATGAACGATTGGTTACATCTCCTAGACCAAGTTGACCTTGACCGTTACGCCCCCAAGTCCACAACGTTCCATCTGTCTTCATGGCTATGGTGTGGTGTGTACCAGCCGCAATGTTGCTCCATGTTGTCAATGCTCCAATTTGTACGGGAGATGAACGATTGGTTGTGTCGCCTAGGCCGAGTTGGCCGTATTGGTTACGTCCCCAAGTCCACAACGTTCCATCGGTTTTAATGGCTATAGCATGAAAACCGCGGCACGCAACGTTGCTCCATGTCGTTAATGCTCCGACCTGTACAGGCGATGAGACACTTGTTAAATTACCTAGACCTAATTCGCCATTGTAATTATAACCCCAAGACCATAAAGTTCCGTCAGTTTTTGTTGCTATGGTGAAATAACGTCCTGCAGCGATATTACTCCATGTCGTTAATGACCCAACTTGTACAGGCGATGAAAATCTTGTTGTGTTACCTTGGCCTAACGCGCCAAAATTATTTAGTCCCCAAGCCCACAACGTTCCGTCGGTTTTAGTTGCTATGGTGTGACTGCCGCCACCCGCAACGTTGCTCCATGTCGTTAATGCTCCGACTTGTATAGGAGATGAACAATTGGTTGTGTTTCCTAGCCCAAGTTGGCCGGAACCGTTAGCTCCCCAAGCATACAGTTCATAATCAGGCCCACTTGGCCCACCCGAACCCATTGCAAGTTTGAGAATGTTCGGGTCCATCTTAGTCGACGTAGTCCACAAGTGCAGCGCCACGCCAGCGCGTGCCACTGTCATCTGTGACAAAAATGAAGATGTGGGTTTTGCCCGTCGTCAACGTAGGTGCGGTATCCTTGGGCCACTTTACAGCGGCAGGCCAAGTGATGGTTCCTGATGTATGGGTCAACTCAAGAGCGAACGCATAAGAGCGAGAGGCCGGAGCGTTTGAAAACGTGAACGTGCTGTTTGCGTTGATCGTCTTGGTGAAGTAGTTACCAGCCGAGCAATCAATGTCGAGTGCAGCAACCGCAACGATGTTCTGAACATAGTTGCCGGACAGATCGAGACGGCCAGCAGCTGCGGTGATCGCGATGCCGATTTTTGTGCCGTCATCGTAAATCTGCGTCGTCTGCAAGGCGGACGTTCCATTGCCCTTGACCAGATAGTTCGCCGTTACGCTTGCAAGCCCGGTGCCACCATTAGCAACCGGCAAGGTGCCAGTCACTGATGCCGTCAGTGAGATATTCGTTAGCGTATTACTGGCTCCGCTGATGGTCTTGTTCGTCAGCGTCTGAATACCGTTCAGCGTTACGGCGTTGCCACCATTACCGCCGACCTGCGCGTAGACTTCCCAGGTCGTGCCATCGTAAACCAGCGTGACGCTGACTCCGGTGATGTCGCAGACCAAGTTCTCGGCCGTCCCGTTGATGGTCGATCCGTTGCGGCCAATCGTGAGATTGTTCGTACCGAACGCAGCGCCAGCATCGGCAACAACGACCGTGTCGCCCACTGTCGGCGTAGCCGGCAGCGTGACCGTGAACGCACCGCCTGACGTATCGGCCAGCACTCCCTCGCCGTCCTGCGTCGTGTAGTTTGCCGTCTTGTAGACGTACTGAGTGCCACCAGAAGGCAGGCCGCTGACCTGACCTGCGGTGATCGCAATCGGAACATTGGCAGCCGCGGTAAGTCGACCCTTAGCGTCGACCGTGAATGACGGCACAGAGCCAGCCGTGCCATAGTTTCCAGCGGTGACGCTCGTATCACTCAGCGAGAAGTACAGCGTTCCGGTCGTCGTAATCGGACCGCCAGTGACTGAGATGTCTGCGCTGCCCTGCGCGGTAACGCTGGTCACTGTGCCGCTATACTGGTCGGCCGAGTTGATCGTGAAGTTCGGATACGTTCCGGTCACGCTGGTCGTGCCAGTGCCCGTCAGCACAACCGTCTGATCCGGTGCCGTGTTGGTCACCTCGATGGTGCCGCTTGCGGTCACTGGCCCGCCAGAAATAGAAATGCCAGTTCCGGCCGTCAGAGATACGCTGGTAACCGTACCGACATACTGGTCCGCGCTGCTGATCGTGAAATTCGGATATGTCCCGGTGATCGTCGTGGTGCCGCCTTGCGTGAGGACCACGGTCTGATCGGGTGCGGTATTCGTCACCTCAATGGTGCCGCTAGAGGTGATTGGCCCACCAGAAATGGAAATGCCCGTGCCAGCTGTGAGAGCAACACTCGTGACCGTGCCGCCAACATCGAGCGAGGACAGCGTGCCGCCAGTGTAGGTTAGGCCAGTGCCAATGGTAACAGATGAGAAGCCACCCGAGCCGTTGCCGGCCAGAATCGCCGTGCCAGTCGTGGCAGGCGCGAAGTAGGTTGTGGACTCAAGCGCGGCGCTACCCAGGCCAAGCGCAGTCCGAGCTGCACTGGCACTGTAGTTTTCCCAGCGTGACTGCGTGCCATCATAAACCAAGAAGTCATTATTGGTGACGCTTGTGATCTGAACATTGCCATCCGTTTCGCCAAGCGATGAGCCATGCGTCACGCGCACCAACAGCTCGCCATTGGTTGAATTTGCAACGACAACGGCCGCGACTTCCACGCGCGGATTAGGCGCGGTCGGAAGCACCTTCGTCAGCCCACCGGCAACGCTCGGATTGAAATAGAGAATATCTCCAGCGACCCAGTTCTCGGCACCGCCGGTCGTGTTAATTCCGCGTAAAAGGCCGAACGCGATGACTGAAACCCAGCTGTTTGTTGACCCACTCTCAGCCGCAACACCGATAACGTAGTTGCCTTGATTCGGCTGCAATCCCGTAGCCGGCGCACCTTGAATCTGACCGGACATCCCGACGACGCCGGAGAACATAACCACCTGACCAGCGGTGATGGCTGACGATGCCTTGACTCGGTAGTAGTTGGTCTGCCCGACGTTCTGCGTAACGACGCCGCCCTTGAGCGCAATCGCCAGCGTACCGGCACCGTCGGCGTTGTTCCAGTAGATGCGACCAGGCGTCGGCGAAACCGTTGCCAGCGTGTCGAAGTCAACGTAGTCGAGCGACGTGACGACGCCCTGCTCGCCAAAGATCGACTTGACCACGCCATCCGAAACCTGCCCGGTAGTAATCGAGATTGCGGTGTTGCTGGCCGCGGTGAGTCGTCCCTTCGCGTCGACCGTAAATGATCCAACGCTTGAAGACGTGCCGTAGCTTCCGGCAGTTACGCTGGTATTTTCCAGTCCAAAGTAGAGCGTGCCGCTCGTTGTGATTGGCCCACCAGTCACCGAGATGTCGGCGCTGCCTTGCGCAGTGACACTCGTCACTGTTCCAACGTATTGGTCAGCGCTGCTGATGGTGAAGTTTGGATACGTTCCGGTGATTGTCGTCGTGCCGCCTTGCGTTAGCTTGACGACCTGATCCGGTGCCGTGTTCGTGACCTCAATGGTTCCGCTAGTCGTGATCGGTCCACCGCTGATTGAGATTCCAGTTCCAGCAGTTAGCGCAACGCTGGTCACGGTGCCGCCACCGCCTCCACCCGTTGCAGCCAGCGTGCCGGCGCTGAACGTAAGTCCAGTCCCGACCGTGACAGAAGCAAAGCCACCGCTGCCGTTGCCGTAGAGAATCGACGTTCCAACCGTAGCAGGAGCAAAGTATGTCGTCGACTGCAACGCAGCACTGCCTAGGCCAGACACCTGCCCAGTCGTGATGCTGATGGTGGCATCAGCCGCCGCGGTTAGCCGTCCCTGTGCGTCCACCGTGAACGTGCCGACCTTAGAAGACGACCCATAGCTGCCAGCGGTTACCGCCGTACTTGCGAGCGCCAGAGTAAAGGTGCCACTGGTCGTGATGGGACTGCCTCCGACCGTGATTGCACCATCTCCCGTGGCTGCAACCCTCGTAACCGTACCGCCGCCGCCTCCACCACCAGTGGCTGCAATCGTGATATTGCCGGCACTGTTCGTGATCGTGACGTTCGATCCAGCCGTCAACGTGTTCAGCTGGAAGTCGCCGCCGTTACCGATGAGCAACTGACCAGCCGCCGGCGTTCCCGTCAGATCCGTGAGCGAATTAATATTTGAACCACCGCCGCCAGCACCGCGTGCAGCCAAGAGCGTCCAGTCCTTCGCTGACCTGCTCGGCTTCTCCCGCGTCGCACGGTTCGCAATGTAGGAATCACCGTTGATCGAAACGACATCGAGCGCTTCATATTCGCCGGCCTTCCACTTGCCGAGCGGCGTGAGCGTCCGCGGCGCGGCAAACTCCTCGCGCGCCTTAATCTGCTCATCAAGAATCCGCGTGACCGTCTCCGGCAGTTCAGCGGTAGCCAAAAGG